CATCGTCCGGCCTTGTTTCTGTAGTACTCTCGGCCACTGCCAAAATTAAAAACATGGCTCACGTAATCCGAACGAATGCGGGGCGTGTCGTCTTCGTTTGTGATGTAGGCGGTTCGGGTGGTGGTGTCAAAAATGATTTCATCCCCTTTATTTATTCGGGCTCCAGTGCGTGAGCAGGTGCCGGCGAATTTTGCTTTCATTAGTTTTTGCATGGTTTAAGCTTTCATTATTTCTATGCGTTTGCGATAACCGGCGGCGTGATCTTGAATCACGATATCTCGGGCGGCTTTGGTGGTGCCGGCGCACAATTGGCAATTGGCGCATGTGGTTTTCTTTCCGGCTTCTGAACTGGCGGGGCAAATCGTTTCGGCGGCTTGTCTGTCATTGCCCACCGATACCCGAAAAGCTCGCATGCCGTTTAAGTTTGCGAAGGCGGCTTCGTCTAGGTTGTCGGCTGATGCCATCACTAATTTTTTCCACCGGTCAACGTCAAAGTCTGTGCGTTTCCATTGGTGCGAATAACCGGTGTGTCCGGCGGCGTCTTTTATGATTTCCTCCCATATGCCCACCGGAGCGGCGAAGGGGTCGCCGTAGGTGCCTAATCGGACAATGCGACCGGCTAGGGCGGTTTTAATTTGTTCCGGTGTGGCTTTGGTGTACCTGCCTCGTTTGTAAGCTTTAAAGACCTGCAAGGGGGCGTGTCCCTTGTTGACGTAGCAGGGCGGTTCACCGGTTATTTTTGCGGCCTTGGGGCGGTGCCGGCATGCGCCGCATATCCCAAAATCCTGACCGGTTCGGGCGGCGGTCACTGGGTCAACGTCCGACCGGATAATAAAGGTTTGCACCATGTTTCCGGTTTTACTGTTTCCGCTTTTATTGAGGGCGGTCACAATAACGACAATTGGGCTTTTGTCAATTAAGCTTTTGCCCTCGTATGCGATATATCCTAAGGGGCTCATTATTTTTTCTCCAATAAAAATTGCTTTAAAGCGGGCACCGATTTACCGGTAAAGCGGGATAAATCGGCAAGGGTCAAATTCGGGTTGTTATCGTAAAATTCGGCGATGGACTGGCGAGCGGCGGCGGTCGGTTCGTAAGCTTTTAAAAGTCTGATAAAGCTATCCGAATTTGTATGCACCGAATAATCTGTGTCAACTTTCCAACCGGCGGCGGCGGCGGCTTCCATGTATCGGGTCATATCACAATCTTCCTCAAGGTAAACAGTTGCGCCCTTTTCGTATGAGTAGCGGCTAATTTGATCTTCGATTCCCAAAGCGATTAGGTCGGCTCGTTTTACTTCAAGCCAACCATGGGAGGGGTCATTGTGTAGGGTGAGGTTTCGGGTTTTCATAATTTGAAGCTTTCTTTGTGTTCGGTGATTTCATACCCTAGGCCTTGGATTAGGCGCAGGGCTTCGAGGGTGAGGGTTTTAGTTCCGGCAATGCGGGCGAATGCTTGGGCGGTTTCGTCCTTTGGATAAATTACCCGATTGCCATAAATCGTTTTAACTTGGATCGTGATTTTCATGCTGAAACCTTTCGGGCTGATATTCTGATTTTGTAGAAGGGTGCGCCGGTGGTGGTGTGGGCGGTGATCAACTGGCGGCTTGCGTTTAACTTGTTGGCTATGGTTTCCCAGTCGGTTGATGTTCTTTGTTCTTGAATGACGGCGGCTCTATGGGCGGTGCCATCTACGGCGGCATGGCCGGCGGCAATTAAAACGGCTTTGAAGGTATCTTCTCGGGCTTTCAATTCGGCTATTTGGGCTCGAATATCGGCGAGAGTATCAACGGCATATGTGAGGTCGTCAGGGGTGAATATTTCGGCATTGATCATTTGGTTAAAGTCTCTTAAGTTTGTCATGGTGTGTTTTCTTTCAGTTGGTTTTAATTGATTCGTGGCGGGTCATTCCGTAGGCAATCCATAAACTGTAGAGGGTGCTAATGGATAGGCCTTCAGACCATAGGACGTAATGAAACCCGAAATGCTTCAAGTTATCTTTGATGCTGAAAATATTAGATTGCATGGTTTATTTCCCTTTGGTTGGTTTAATGGTTAGCCCCTTTGGCCTTCCATGGGTAACACTCTGACAGGGTAAAACAAGCTTGTCAGTCACATTGGCGACACCTTGCAGCTAGGGTCGATTTTCGAATTTTGAGGGGTAAAAACCGGCGTGCATACCACACGTTCGGCGGCCAGGTTGTCACATTGGTGACAGTTCTGCGTTTGTTCTGTATGATGGGCGGCATTCAATAAAGCGGAGCGAAACAGTATGAAAAGGGCTCAAGTAAGGGAAGCACTCGAACAGGTGCCAATAGATCAAATACTAGGTGTTAAGGGAAAGCTCACACATAAGCAAAAAACCTTTGCCCGTTTGGTAGCGCAAGGGGATACCGGAGCAGGTGCAATGCGTAAGGCCTATAACGTGACCACCCAAAGGGCGAAGACAGTTGGCAATAACGCAAGCATGCTAAAAAAGCATAAAGGCATTCAAAGGGAAATCGAGGCAATCCAACTGGCGGAAAGTGCGCGTGCATATCATACCCCTGAACACTTGCGCTCCCTCGTCATTCATTCCCTTGTCAGGGTGATCACCGATCCGGAGAGTAAAGCCGGTCAGATTACCGCGGCGGCTAAGGTATTGGGCACCGTTACAGAAGTGTCGGCCTTCGTTGAACGCAGGGTGGTAGAGCACATTACATCCAGTACAGATGCAAGGGCTCAGCTATTAGACAAGCTTAGAACATTGGTGCATGGCACAGTAACGGATGTAACTATTAAAGACGCCGATTCTCTATTGGCCGAGTTAGACCCGCCACCGTTGGCGATCGTCCAGGCTGCCGAGGGCGACCCCCCACCCCCCGATTTGCCGAGTAGGAGTCCCCCCTCACATGTACATAGTATTCCACTCGAAGTGTCAGAAGAAAAACCAGATGGGGGTATCAATTCAAATCCAGAATACCCAGACGATGATTTTTGGGAAGACCCCCCGTCATCGTTTAAAGCAAAATAGGGGTGGGGTATATATATTTTAAAAACTCAAAAACATAGGGTTAACCCACCCCAATGGTAAGCGTTACCATTGCTTAAAAAATAGGCAACTATATGCTGAGAGAAGCGAAGAAAATGCAAATAATGATTAACAGAGAGATGATAAGACGGCGGGAGATGAGTTATGACGAGTGTATGGAGAAGAGTATGAGTCCGGTACAGAAGGATGTTTTTATCATTGTGGATGAGTGGTGGAAGAAGTACGGGTGTTCCCCGACTTTGCGGCAAATTGCGGATGTGCGTGGGAAAACAGGGATTGGGAATACCAAGGATATTGTGGATAGATTGGTAAAGTTGGGTGTGGTTAAGAGAGTAGCTGGCCGGCGCAGTATTCGTCCTGTGTACATTAACTTTAGGGATATTGAATAAATGGATGATTTAGATAAGTTGTTAGATAACCTAGATCCGGCTTTGTACGATAAGTTATTGGATGAGGTGAAGGTTTACCAAGCTGCTGTAGAGAGAGAAAAAGCTCAGAGTAGCTTCATGGAGTACGTAAGAATGATGTGGCCTGGCTTTGTGCATGGTCGTCACCACGCTCTAATGGCTAAGAAGTTTGAAGCTATCGCTAAAGGTGAGATGAAGCGGGTAATTATTAACATGCCGCCGAGACATACTAAGTCGGAATTTGCGTCGTACTTACTACCCTCGTGGTTTTTGGGTAAGAATCCCGCCAAGAAAGTAATCCAGTGTTCTAACACGGCAGATTTAGCTGTTGGTTTTGGACGTAAGGTCAGGAACTTAGTGGACTCGGAACAGTATGCGAGTGTTTTTCCAGGGGTTAAATTACGTCAGGACAGTAAAGCTGCTGGCCGTTGGGCTACTAATAAGAATGGTGAGTACTTTGCTATTGGTGTAGGTGGTACTGTGACTGGTAAAGGTGCCGATTTGTTGATCATTGACGATCCTCACTCGGAGCAAGAGGCGGCTGCGGCGGCTGGTAATTCAGAAATTTACCAGAAAGTGTATGAGTGGTACACCTCCGGACCTAGGCAACGTCTCCAACCAGGCGGAGCTATTGTGATTGTGATGACTCGCTGGGGAGAAGCCGATTTAACGGGTCGGGTATTACAAGATGCTCTTAAAAGGGAGAAGGGTGAGGAGTGGGAACTGATTGAGTTAC